GGACGCTAGTATAGAGATGTCAGCTGATGCAAAAGCAGCATTAGCTGAGTCACGAAGGATGGTCTATCAACAAGAAAAACTAGTGCGCGAGTTTAGAAACACGCAGTAACTAATAGTTAATAACCTATTATAATCGATAAATAAGGCCATACAAGAGAATTTACTATGAGCTGGCGAAAATATTTCAAAACCCCGTCTAAAAACGTAAGTCCAATTAGCGGGTCTACTCGAAGCAACCCGGGTTACAAAAATTATCAGAGCACACTACCAGAAGTTTACGTTGGTCATCCGAACCGTGTTGAACGTTACAACCAGTACGAGCAAATGGATATGGATGTTGAGGTAAACGCAGCACTAGACGTCCTTTCCGAGTTTTCCACACAGCCTAACATAGAAAACGGCACTATCTTCGATGTTAACTTTGACAAAGACCCAACAGCAAACGAAGTAAACATCATAAAAGAACAGCTAACCAACTGGGTTAAGCTTAACGAGTTCAAGCAACGCGCATTCCGTATCTTCCGTAACACACTAAAGTACGGCGACCAAATCTTCATCCGTGACCCAGAAACATTCAAACTGTATTGGGTTAACATGGCAGAAGTTATCAAGGTCATTGTAAACGAAAGCGAAGGCAAAGAGCCGGAGCAGTACGTTATTAAGAACCTAGCACCTAACTTAGAAAACTTAAGCGCAACACAAAAGCCTATCTCGGACATGTACATTGACCAGAACCAAGCAGGCTATAACACTCCTGGCTATCAGCAACCAACACAAGCAGGCGTAAGCGGCGGACGCTTCTCCATGCTACAGAACGAAGCAGCGATTGACGCAGAGCACGTTCTACACTTAAGCCTTACAGAAGGACTGGACGTTACATGGCCGTTTGGAACAAGTGTACTAGAGCAGGTGTTCAAAGTATACAAGCAAAAAGAATTACTAGAAGATGCGATATTAATCTATCGCATCCAACGCGCACCTGAGCGTAGAATCTTTAAGATTGACGTTGGCAACATGCCATCTCACTTAGCTATGCAATTTGTCGAGCGTGTAAAGAACGAAATACACCAACGTCGTATCCCGTCGCAAACAGGCGATGGCGGCACAATGATGGACGGAACGTACAATCCACTGTCAATTAACGAAGATTACTTCTTCCCCACTACTTCCGACGGTCGTGGATCTAGTGTAGACACACTTCCAGGCGGCGACAACCTTGGCGAGATAGACGACTTACGATACTTCAACAACAAGCTAGTTCGAGGATTACGTATCCCATCGAGCTACCTTCCAACAGGTCCAGAAGAAAGCAACGCAACGTTTAACGACGGCAGAACAGGCACAGCATTGATTCAGGAATGGCGTTTTAACCAGTACTGTATTCGTCTACAAGGCTTAATGTCACAGAAGCTAGACAAGGAATTTAAGATGTTCCTTAACTGGCGCGGTATTAACATTGACAACAGCATCTTCGAACTTAGATTGAACGAGCCACAAAACTTTGCTTCGTATAGCCAAGCAGACGTTGACGCAGTTCGTATGTCTACATTCGCCAATGTATCCGACTTGCCATACATGTCTAAGCGTTTCGCATTGAAGCGTTACATGGGCATGACAGAAGAAGAAATGGTAGAAAATACCAAGCTATGGGAAGAAGAGAATGCAGTTGAAGACACCGAAGGTGGTGACAACGAATCTGATCTACGTGGAGCAGGCGTATCACCTGGCGGTATTGAAGGCGACATGGACACATTCGACGAGCTTGAAGGAGCTATGGACGATGAAGATGGCGGAGACGAAGGCACGGCAGAAGCCGGCGACCTTGGTGGACCAGACGCGAGCGCAGACACCCCACTTGATATTTAATATTTCGGATAAATAATAGCATGCCTACATTAACCGAAATGTTTTCCGACGATCCCGCAGAGTATCAAAGCCCGGACGATGATAATACCATCTTAAAAGGACTGAAAGATATGCGCAAATCAAAGCTAACACTAGCACAACTAAACAAAATTCGTGTAATGAACGATCTAAGAACTTACGAAAAAGAGAAAGACTTAGAGCGTATTCAAGCCCAGTACGGTGCTTCGGCAGCAGCTGAAGCCGAATTCTAAGCACAAAAAACCTACAAAAAATAACCTTTTGACGTCAAATGACACCGTTCTGACGTATAATCCGTACCTATGACATAAATATTAGCGAACATAAAACAAACTAAACTACTTGAGGTATATTATGAACAAATTTGAAAAACTTATTGAGCTTATTGTTAACGAAGATAACAAGCAAGCGAAAAAATTATTCCACGATATCGTGGTAGAAAAATCTCGTACGATCTATGAGTCATTACTTGACGAAGAAGATTACGACGAAATTGAAGACAACGAAGATGAAGTTGACGCAGACGAAGAAGGTCTCGGCGAAGGCATCAGCATTACAGTTGAAGAAGCAAAGAAACTATTAGATCACATCGACGGTACTCTTAAAGAGTCTGACGCAGGTGACTTGCTAAAACGTGTAGCAGAACACTTCAACGTTTCTGTTAAAGGTCTTATCCCAGTACTAGAAGCTAACGGCGACGCGCTCCTAGAAATGGCATACGGCGAAGCAGAAGACGACATGGGCGACGAGTTCGGCGACGAAGAAGCAATTGACGGCGAAGTTGGTTTCAGCGGTGACATGGAAGACGGCGGCGATTTTGCTGGCGACGAAATGGGCATGGACGGTGAAATGGACATGGGCGGCGAAGAAGAAATCGAAGACCGCGTAGTTGACCTAGAAGACGCAATCGACGAACTAAAAGCAGAATTTGACGCACTTATCGGCGACGATGGTATGGAAGATGATGAATTCGGCGGCGAGTTTGACGGCGAAGAAGGCGACGAAGAAATGGACGACGTAGAAGACATGGCTGGTGATGTTGCTAGTGATGACGAAGACGACGAAGAGGAAACCGAAGAATCTTTAGTACGTGAATACGTAGAAAAAGTATCTGCTAAGGTTACAACTTCCGAAGAAAATTCTCCAAACACCAAATCTACAGTAGCAGGCAAGAACGACATGGGCGGCACAACCGCTAATATCGCGAAAGGCTCTCCTGAAGAAAAAGGTGCTGGTAAAGTATCTTCCGGTTCTAACAAAGGCGCAGGTAGCTTCCAAAACGATCCTAAAGCAAAAGCTGGCAAGACTTCCTTCAAGAAGAAAGAAACTGCTAAGAAAGCTGACGCTCCAGAAAGCAAGAAAAGCTTACTAGACGGTCCAAAGGGCAAGTAAACAAATGACAATTTTAAGAGAAAGTTTGACATTCGATCAAGCGCAGATTGTAACAGAATCTGCGAATGATGGTAAGGATCTATATCTTAAAGGCATTTGTATACAAGGTGACGTGAAGAACGCTAACGAGCGTGTATATCCTTTACGTGAAATCACTCGTGCCGTTGGCGCAGTAAACGAACAAATCAAAGGTGGCTACTCCGTCCTAGGCGAAGTAGACCATCCTGAAGATTTACAAGTGAATTTAGATCGTGTGTCTCATATGATCACAGAAATGTGGATGGAAGGGGCAAACGGTTATGGTAAAATGAAAATATTACCAACTCCGATGGGCAACATTGTTAAGACGATGTTAGAGAGTGGAGTTAAACTAGGTGTATCTAGTCGTGGTAGTGGCAACGTTAATGAAAGCAATGGAAGCGTAAGCGAATTTGAAATTGTAACAGTTGATTGTGTAGCCCAGCCTAGCGCACCGCAAGCGTATCCAACTCCGATTTACGAAGGGTTAATGAATATGCAAGGTGGACACAGAATTTTTGAGAATGCCAGAGGTTTTACGGCTGCTCAGGACAAGCGTGTTCAAAAATATCTTAGAGAGTCCGTTCTAAGACTTATCAAAGATTTAAAAATTTAGGAGACTAACTTATTATGTTAGAAGCAATTAAATCATTAGTCGACAATGGAATCATTAACGAAGCAACCCGTGACTCAATTACAGAAGCGTGGGACGAAAAGTTAAAGGAATCCAAAGAGCAAGTTCGAGCAGAATTACGCGAAGAGTTTGCAGGTCGTTATGAGCATGACAAAACAGTTATGGTTGAAACTATTGATAAGATGGTGACTGAATCTTTAACACAAGAACTAAAAGAATTTACTGAAGACAAACGTGCTTTAGCTGCTGATCGAGTTGCCTTTAAAAAGCACATGAGAGAAGCTGCGAAGAAGATGGAAAAGTTTGTATCACACAAGTTAGCTGAAGAAATCGCGGAATTCCGCGGTGATCGCAAAGTTCAAAAGGAAGCTACCAAGCGTCTTGAGAAATTTGTTATCGGTCAGTTAGCTGAAGAAATTACTGAGTTCTCACAAGACAAGAAAGCGGTTGTTGAAACTAAAGTCAAATTGATCTCCGAAGCGAAAGCTAAGATGGCTCAAATTGAAAAGAAATTCATCAGCAAAGCTGCGCGTCTAGTTAAGGAATCTGTTGCGTCTACATTGGGATCAGAAATGACACAACTAAAAGAAGATATTACAGCGGCACGTGAAAACATGTTCGGCCGTAAGATCTTTGAAGCGTTTGCTAGCGAATTCACATTGACTTATCTCAATGAAAACAAAGAAGTCGCAAAACTACGCAATGCCGTACAACAACGTGACAACGTTATTAAAGAAAGTCGCGTGAAGGCAGTACAAACGCAAAAATTAGTAGAAGAAGCAAAGCGCGAAACTCGTATGCTTACTGAATCTGCTACTCGAAGCAAAAAGATTGATAATTTGGTAAAAACTCTTAACGCAGACAAAGCGTCTACAATGAGAGATTTATTGGAATCAGTACAAACACCACGATTAGATGGTGCTTTTGAAAAGTATCTACCAGCAGTGCTTAACAATGGATCAGTAACAAACAAAGGTAAAACTACCTTAACTGAAACACGTAAAGCGATCACTGGTAATAAAGTAACTGCTAACGCACAACGAAAAGACGAAGGCAACGACCGTGAAGGTACCGTTGTTGACATTAAGCGTTTAGCAGGGCTATAAGACCAATTTTAATTAGGAGAATTATAAAATTATGTCTACATTATTAGAAGGCCGTTGGAACGATACCAAAACAGCCCTGTTAGAAGGACTTAGCGGTAACAAACGTTCAACAATGCAAACTATTTTAGAAAACACACGTACTCAATTACTTGAGAACGCTACATCAGGCGCTACTGCTTCTGGTAACATCGCAACTCTTAACCGAGTAATCCTGCCTGTTATCCGACGTGTAATGCCTACCGTTATTGCTAACGAAATCGTTGGTGTACAACCTATGCAGGGTCCTGTTTCACAGATTCATACCCTACGTGTTCGTTACGCTGACAACATGACTGACGGTTCAACCGCCGGTACTGACACATCAGCAGGCGACGAAGCTCTTAGCCCGTTCAAAATTGCTGAAGCATACTCTGGTGACGGTGGCCTAGCTGGTAACCCAACTGGTCGTCCAACATCTACAGCACAGCTTGAAGGTGTTCCAGGTCGTCGTATGAACGTGCAACTAGTAAAGAAGACTGTTGAAGCTCGCACACGTAAGCTATCAGCACGTTGGACTTTCGAATCAGCACAAGACGCACAAGCAATGCACGGACTTGACGTTGAAGCAGAGATCATGGCTGCTCTAGCACAAGAAATTACAGTTGAAATTGACCAAGAGATCCTAGGATCTTTGAACTCACTTGCTGCTGTTGAAGAAGCATACGACCAAGCACTAGTATCTGGTACTGCTACATTCGTAGGTGACGAGCACGCTGCACTAGCAGTTCTTATCAACCGCGTAGCAAACAAGATCGCTCAACGCACACGTCGTGGCGCAGGTAACTGGGCAGTGGTTTCACCAGCTGTTCTTACTGTTCTTCAATCTGCAACAACTTCTGCTTTTGCTCGTACCACAGAAGGTACATTTGAAGCTCCAACTAACACAAAGATGGTTGGTACTTTGAACTCAGCAATGAAAGTTTATGTTAACACTTACTCTAGCGACACAGCTCCAGTACTTGTTGGTTATAAAGGTTCATCTGAGGCAGATGCGGCTGCATTCTACTGCCCGTATATTCCTCTAATGAGTTCAGGTGTTGTACTTGATCCTGACACATTGGAACCAGTAGTTGGCTTTATGA